GTTTGAGACAGTTTTTTGTTTAGGACATCTAGCTCGGCATCAATATTTACCGCACTTTCACCTTTAATCCCTGACTGCTGATTAAATGGGCCAACATTCACACCCCGAGTATGTCGCAACCAGTAATATCTAACTTGTTTTGCGCCAACTTCGTGCGTGTACATTCTTGCCGTGACTTTCGTCAAACGTTTGGCTGTTTTAATGTCGTCAGTTTCACTTGCAAAAATTTCTGTTGCCGTCGCATCATCAACCCAATCCCACTCAAGCGTGATATTACCCAGACCGCCAGTTGTTCTTACACCTGTTGGCGCTGGCGGCTTATTGATGGTAAAGGTCTGAGTTTTTTCGCTTAATAACTGCCCATTCTCATTTTTAACCTGGATAAGGACGCTATAATCCCCATTTTCGAGACCGTCTATATTAAGATTGGGAGACGGTTGTCCTAATCGCACGTCATATAGCACACTGCCTTTATAAATGCGGATGTCGTATTTTACGATGCCATTACCGCCCGTCACGCTACTGTCAACTGATACGCTACCATCTGCATTTACTGCCACACCTATGTTACCTATTTGCGGTGTAGTAAGTATGGTCGTTCCTACTGGCTCAAACTTGGCGCCATTATCAACAATCGCCTCTTTTTGTGGCTCGTGTTGTAACGCCATAATGGTGTACTTGCCTTTGCTCTCCTCTTTTACAGATAACGCCTTAAATAATTGGCTTGTTACTTGTTGAGTAGTTAAAGACCATACGCCGTATAGCTCCAAACCTACTGGCGGTTGATCGAGTGTTACCTCTGTGCCATTGACTGAGATAATCTTAATATTTTGATGCTTAGCATTGGCATTGATATAGCTAAGATAACTATTGCCGCTAAGGGTGATTTCACGGTCTAATGTAACGGTCGTGCCATTAATAGCTAAAACTCGACCACCAATATTAGTACCTGCATAGTGCGTATCAGCGACTTTGATAATGTCGCCAGGGATATGCATTAACCCTTCTGCGCCAACAGTAAAGGTAACGGTTTTGGTTTCTAGTTTTTCTGTTTGCAACAACCATAAGGCAGTGCGGTGCGCTTGCCCTCTTGATGTACAGCCAAAAGCCGTGATTTTCTTAACGTTTAATCCGTGCTTACGAATTTCTTCGTCATCAGAAACATATTCAATCGCTTTCTCGTAGCTATTCTCTTTATCCGCGTATTCTACTTGGATTGCATTATGGCGGGATTTTCGAGCCGAAAATGTATAACTAAATCCGCTCTCATCCACATTGGCATTTGTATAAGTCCAAACTGGATCTACAGGTCTATCCATTACCACGGTTAGCTGCTGACCATTCCAAACTGGCATTGCACGGAAAATTGAGCAAATATCATTAATAACTTGATAAGCGGATCGTTGCTCTGTCAGCCAAACATTACAAGTAAATCTTGGCTCTTGCCCACCAAATCCATCTGGCACTAATTGGTCACAATATTGAGCGACTTGATATAACGCCCATTTATCCGCACCAAACTCACCAAGTCTTCCGCCCAAGCCATAGCGTTTATTTGTCACCACATCATAGAGCACCCAAGCGGGATTATCCGTCCAATCAACCTTAAATGTACCATCCCACATACCGGTATATTGACGAGTACGAGTATCATAATTGCTTGGTACTTTTACTTTTAAGCCAAGTAGGTCATAGGTACGAGTAGGGATATTGCTAAAATATTCAGAGTCAAATTTAACCCCCATTAAAGCTGTGTTTGGGTAAGTAAACTCCGTATCAATAATCTCTGTATAGCTAGACCAAATGGTATTATTTTGCAGTCTCTGTGTTGTGCTATCGTCTGTAGTCCGTTCCACCTTGACAATAAATGGTACGCTAGGCAGATTATCAAAAGTATGATGTTGCAAATACTGAGAGCTATATTTGCCGCTAATTGACACAGGGTAAGTTCTTGAGCCAATAGTAATGATAAAGTTTACGGATGTTCCGTTAGTGTCACCATTATCTTCTTGTTTAAAAAGCGATTGGACACCAATGGTCAAGCGTAATCGAGATACTTTGCTATCGGTCACGGTTCTTGTAAGCGGTAGATTTTTCTTAACTAGAGTGCCTACACCCACCTCTTTTTCTGAGGTGTTAAACCCAGCCATTAAATCCTGTACTTGGCCACCTACACGCCCCTCTACCTGCACATTTTTAAAATTATAAGAGCCGTCTTTGTTTTGTACTGGTGTTTTGTCAAAATAGATGGATTTCATTCCATCGGCTAAACCGTAAACTTCGCCCTCTGAAATTACTTCAACAATTTTGACAAGTTGCTTACTTCTTCCGCTCTCTTTTGCCTCGACTGGAGTATGACCACCGCCGCCACGACCTTTACCCATTGAAAACTCCTTAAATTTCAGTATCCATCGTTTCTACACCCTGAGATATGATGAGAGAGCCTACTCTCATTCTCCCATACGCCAATGGCATAGGTTTTCCCTGCGCTGTCATATTCGACAGATTTGAAAATGCCGTAGATTGTTTCTTTTCTTTTTCAGTGCCCATTTTCATCTCAGGCATTTTTGTGAGCATCTGAGCAACGCCACCCAATAATAGAGATGCCCCAACAGAGCCAACTATCCAAGCCGCATTGGTACTAATAATGCCAGCAAGCGGACCTAAAGCGATTGCACCCGCAATAATTGCGACACCCGCAATCACACCAAATAATCCGCCACGTTTTGAGCCTTTTAAAACAGGTGTAAAATGGACTGTTGCATCATCTTTTAGTTTGTGACTCAGCCCTTGCTCGAGATAGCGATTATCAAAGTAGTCTCGCCCTACTCGCACGGTAAACAATCCTTGCTGGATGAATTGGCGCAATTTAGGGATTTGGCTCGTTAAGGCTTGGACTATCTCTGCCGTAGTCTGGCAATCTAGCCTAAATTCAGATCCAAACTGTTTAAGGCTACCGTAAAATCTAACGTTGACCATGCGTTATATCTCCAAATACTATGAGTGTGTTTAAGCCAATATCCATCATATAAATCACGCTTGGATAATCGTTTTGGTGCATGATGAAGAACCATTTGATTACCGACATAAATTGCTGCGTGATTGGGTACATCAGCCCCGATGTTGATTAAAATAACATCGCCTATTTGTGGCTCTTTTACCTGCTCAAAACCGTGTTTTGCCATGTTATCTAGGTAGAGATTAAAGCCATCTTCCCACCAGTAATCGTCTCGTTCAAAATCAGGCAAGTTACAACCAGATAAGCGGTAAAAATCTCTAAATAATGTGTAGCAATCCATTTCACCGTGTTTAAAATCACGGCCAATTAAAAATGGGATTTTCGGAAAAATATGGATTTGCTCATCACAAACTAACCAAAAATCTAACTGGCTATAGAGTTGTGTTTGTAAATCTGCTGGTGATAGTTTTGGCTCGCCTTGTGGGTGTGAGTGGACTAAGGCTAAAACCTCGCCTTTATCACTTGCTGCAATGTAATCTTCTGGCGAGATTTCAAAGTGGCTCTCTTTATCTTCTGATACGTTTTCGCAAGGTATAAAGACTTTTTCACCACCCACTAAAACAATAAAACCGCAACTTTCTTGCGGTTCTTTTGATTTTGAGTATTTAATTATCTCGTTATGTAATTTGCCGTCCATTGTTACCCCAACTTATCAACGCTAACAAATCCACCATAGTTATGCGTATTGTTTCTCAACTTGCATCCAGTCAATAATCCACTGCACTTATCCTTTTTAGGATCTGCTGTCGGTTGGTCTTTTTCATCTGCAATCGCTCTGCCTGTATAGCCACACTCAACGCTACGATATAGCCAACTACAAGTAGATGTAATCATTCTTGCACCAATTAATGCGTTGTCGGTTTCAGATGGCAAAGCCAGTGTAAATTGAGCAATATCTCGATTTAATGAGGATAATTGCTCAATCACAAAGTAACTTAACGCCTCTTGCGTTGGATCTGCTTTTTTATTGCCGTTTGTAAAATTAACCGCATCAAGATAGTGCATATAGACTAATCTGCGTCTGACAATCCCACCCAAACATTGATCAAAGCGGTTACAAAGTGCGGTAATAAATCCATTAATATTTCCCAGCGTGAGAGTTGGTCGATTACTTGGGCCATTACCTGACATTTCAAAGCCATCAGCTTTTACGGCAAATGGCTCAAATGTTTTGCCTTGCCATACGATAGATTGTGATTTTTCATTAGTGCCAGCATAAAAGCGATATAACTCGCCATTCATGCCGTCATTATCTTTCAATCCTCGCAAATCCACTTCAAACAGCTCAATGAGCGCATTTTGTTCGAGTTTGGCGAGGTCAAGTTTGAATTGGTTGCTGATGAGTTGTGGCATTATTTACTCCAATAAAAAACCGCACTCTGTTTCCAAAGTGCGGTCAAATTCTGTTGTGTTTTAGAGAATGTCTAGCTGAAATCCTGTTGCTTTAGGGTTGTAAGCTCTAAGATATTTTAAGACACGCCAGTTATTTCCTTGCTCGCATTCAAATTGCTCTGTAATGCGTGTCAATACGTTATGTGCCTGACGGAGAGTGCTGTGATATTCGTAAGCAATATCATGCACCGGTGCGGCATAATGTGAACCAATTTGTTTTAATGCAGGGAGAAGATTTTGGCAAAGTTCGGTGCCACGCAATAAAGCAAACCATGCCCAAACGAGCTGTTGTAGGTCATGCTCTGTAAATTCACGGGTGAATAACTCATCTTTTTTCTGTTCAGTGATAAGCTCACCTTCAAGCACGATTCTGTGAACATACTCCACCGCTTGCGGTAATTGCTCTAATGTTAAATCTTCGATGCTTTCCACATTAAAGCGTTGATGGACTAAATGATAAGCATCAGAATAAATTAATCCCTTTTTGCTCACGAGCATATTCACGGCATTGCGTAATCCAGTTCTGTCATTGACGGATGTTTTGCTTTCATATTTTCCTGTTTTGCGAATAGTAGGTAATACTTCTGATGTAACCCATTTTCTAAAACGGTGTGGAATAGATCCTTTTTTCACTGCATCACGGCAACGTAAGATCAAAGTGTACATTCCACTTTCGCTTACTACAGCCATTTCTTGCTTTCCTCCAAGGGTGTCGGTTAAAGCGACACCCTTTTCATCGTCATCTAATCTTTCGATTGCATCACGATAATTTGAGATATTGATAGCATTACAAAGATCTTTTGCAACAAACCAAGGCTCGTTATTAATAGCTAAAGTGCGGATGGATTTTGATTCAAAATTGAATGTGGATAATTGAGTTTGAGTTGTCATTTTTCTGTTCCTTTTGAGGGATTGATTGTTTACCCATAATTGGGCGACCAACGGCTCAAAACTAGCAGAAAATCTAGCGGAGTTATTCCCTTTCGGTATTGTATTCCTCGCACCGTCGGTCATTGATTCTTTGAGAACTTTATAATG